AATAACTTAATACAACATCTTTCAAGACTTTATTTGTAAGTCCATCAATTACGATTAGATTGGGTGGAGTGTTATAATTTTTACCAAAAGAACTTATTCCAATATAATCAAATGTTGACAAAGATTCAAGTTGCAAAATACTTGGGAATCTAGCTGTTGGTCTAACACTGTAATCGGAAGAATAATCAAAGCCAATGTCTTGTAAAGTCACTGATGTAACTTTACCGATATTATTTGAATCGGGTATTAAATACGCATTTTCACCACTTTCTGATATTATGGAACTAATCCCAGGTAAAGTTGAGTATCCATTTCCTTTATTTAAAATTGTTATTTCTTTAATTGGTCCAGTAGGATTATGACTATCAGTGTAGTATTCAATACCATTATTATATGATACAACTTCTGGATTTTTTAAAATATTATATTTAAATGTAGATGGAGAAATTTCAGAAATTGTATAAGTACCATTATATTCACTTTCATTAATTGATATCTTATTATTTGATACAACCTCAGAATCTAAAATAATATCTTTTTTGATTTGTTGATTCAGATCAAGATTAATTGGAACTAAGTTGTAATATAATTCAGAAGGAACTTTATCGTTTAACTTTAATGTCAATTTTGCAGTTGAATCTATACCAACTAATCCTGATTTTTGAAGTTCAAAAGTAATTGTTAGTTCGGTGGTGTCAAATTCTTCAGAAAGTGTAGAATCCTTAAATAGTTTTAATTCAAAAGCCGGATATGAAACTGAGTTTCTAACAAAGGATAAAGAAGAATCAGAAAGATCAAAATTAACAATATAATTTCTTATCAAATTGACAGGTGGATTTATTGGCGAAATAACACCAGGAGTAGAAGAGAAAATAGTAATATTTTCTGTAGTTAGATTTGTTGAGTTGTAGTAACTATTGGCTAATTGAATTTTGTCCGGATCAATTACAATAACATAATACATTCCATTATTAACTAATCCAGAAGCCGGAGTTACTGCAGTATATAAAACTTTTTGTCCATTATAAAATCCATGTTTGTTGATAGTAATAATACTATTTGAAGTATCAATTGAACTGAATGATCTTGGATTAATTATTATCCTGCGATTATAATCATCATACTTAACAATAATTGAGGTTTCTATACCAGATTTAACGTTTATTGTAACCGAATCAAGTAGAGATAGACCATGAGTTTGTGCAGTAGACACTGTAACTATATTTTTAGTTACCTTTGTACTTAAAAGATTGGAATAATTTGTTTTAAAACTATGAATTTGCCCGGTTCCTACTGAAGTAATATAAAGTATTTCTGATACAGTAGAACCAATACCAACAAATGTTCCAGTTGATCCAATACCAACTTTAGATGTTGATATTCCAATTAAATCATTTGAAATTTTTGCAACATAAACTATAGAATTATTTGAAAGTTGGAAACTATTAATGCCATCTGTGGAGACAGAAATAGGAGTTCCGCCATTTGAAAAATATGTTAAAGAATCTCCAGTATTTAAATCGTGATTTTCAAAATATATTGATCTAGTTGGAATTACTAATTCAGTAATTCCTGCACCTGGATTTGAAAAATAAAGCGTACTTCCAATTCCAATTCCCGATAGTGTACCCAATCCTACTGATTCAGTTGGGTTAAAATAAATTTCTCTGTTAATATTAAAGTTATATGATGTCGATATTCCAAAATTTAAAGTAATTTTTCTTGGTTTTTCTGTTATTATAGTTCCAGATGAATATGATGTTAATCCTATGGTTCCATTAAAATTACGTAAAACTCTTATTCTTGATGATTTTGAATCTACATTTAATACTTTAACCTGTTCTTGTCCAAATTGATAAATGTCATTTTCTCTAATTTCTGGGTGATTTAGATTACCAGAAACATTAAAATAGGTTACAATTCCTGTATACTGCGCAGACCCAACTCCACTAGTTAAAGTTAAGAAATTTTGTAATACCTTTATATTCCCAGATTTTCTATAATCATATTTACCGGTGATGTTTACAAGATCATTATTTGATAATCCATGAGGAGTTGTTGTAAATCCAATAAATTCTTGATTATATGGATAGAAAATTACATCATTATAAGAAGAAGATGCGACACTAATTTGAGTTACTTCTTTGCCTTTTATTTTTGTGACTTTTGCCTTTGTATTAGAATACGAAAAATCATCAGTAAATTTTAAAACATCATTAACTTTATAATCATTTCCTCCAGTTATTATTCCTACATTGTACACGTTACCAGAGGTAACACTATTAACGATAGATTTTTGTTGTTTGATTGTATTCGGATTGACTAAGTAATCGTAATCTTTTAGATTATAAGGAGTGATATTTCTCCTCCAGTCAGTCTGATTTATATCAATAAAATCTTGGTTTGATGAAGGTTTAAAATTAAACTCTATTAATTTAAACTTATATGTTGGTCCTACAGCGTATGGGAAAACTGGATTTTTGAATCTAACTTCACTATTATCAATAGTAGTAAAGTAAGCATATACTCCATATGGATATTCTGGAGTTATACAAAATCTTCCATTATGCTCATCTAGATCTCCGTCTGCATTGTATACATAATCTTCAATGAAAAATCCTTGAGGATACAGAGAAAGAGATGGTCTATCGATTCTTGAATTAAGTTCTGGATCAATTTTGTAACTAGATGATAATAATTTTACAGAACCACCAGTTTTTGAAGAATATCCATAAGGACCATATATTGGACTACCATCATAAGCCCAACCTAAAATTGGAGAATGTGCAGTTGATGTCAGTTCATTATTGTTGATAAATTGTAAATCTGAGGTATAATTAATTTCACCATCTACAAAACTAGTTGCTTGAGCAAGTTTTCGTAACTGCTTAGGAGCATATGCGTGTGTGTATTGTAATCCAAATGACGGATTTAATCCCGTTGTTAGTACGCCATCATCATTCGGTAGTTGTGAGTTTAATCTCAACCTCTCAACCAAATTTATTTTCCAAGGTTTAATCTGAGCCTCAAATTTTGCCCCGCTTCCACCAGAAGTTATATTGATGAAAGTATTTGAATTATCATAACCAGCTCCACCATAAATTACATCTACTTTTATTAATGTTCCATTCGAAAAAACAGGAGCTAATACTGCGCCAGATCCAGAACCAATGATCTCAATATTTGGTGCTGAAATATATCCACTTCCTGAACTTTGTACCAAGACTTCTACAATCTTTCCATCAAAAATAACAGGTTTAACTTGAATTCCTGATCCAGAATTTAACTGAAATAGAGGTTGCCTATTATAGTTAAGAATATCTTCAGAACCATAGTTATTTCCACCAGATTCTATACATACTGACTGAATTTTACCTCTGAATACTGGTCTAATTGCGGCATTAAAATTTTGTCCAGTTAAAGTAGATATTCCAATTCTTCCATTTATAATAACTTCAATTTCCGGATAATTAAACTTATGGAGACCTGATCCAGTTGATGTTAAGTTTATATATTGATTTGTATCATAATAGAAAGAAGTTGTAATTCCTAGAGAAGAAATACCAATCTGAGACAATCTAAATTGATTGTCATTTATTTTTGTTATATAATAAGAAGACTCCGAAGTTAAACCGCTAATTGGAGTTTCTGTTGGATGATACGTTACAATTTCTCCACTCAAATATCCATGATTTTCGATACTAATAATATTAGAAGAAGTATTAATTCCAGTTGGATTTGCAATTGATAATTTATTTTGATAATTTTCTCCAGAATTTTCAATACTAATAGAACTTATTTTTTTCTTTTTATTCCTCGATTTGAATAAATGATTTCCCACACCAAATGATGTTAGGTTTATGGTATTAATACCAATGACTGCATCATCAAAAGACGGATATAATTTTATTGTTTTTCCATCCTGAACGGAAATAAAATATGAAGAATTTGAAACCAATCCTCCGATTGGTGTTTGTTCTTCCGATGAATAGATAACTTCTTCAATATCTCTAAACTTATGATAAGTTGAAAAACCAATAGTATTAATTGGACTGAGATTTACGAAACCAGTAGAACCTTGAGAATTAAAATTAACTTGATGATCAAAACTTACTAGATTTGCTCTTGCTTTTGCTTGAGATCCATTTCCACCTTTGATTACTATCAAAGGATCCTCCAAATAATCAAATCCAGGGTCTAGAATGTCTATTCGTTCAAGACTACCAATTACTGAACAATATGCAGTTACACCAGAACCAATTGGATCAATGACAGTTAACTCTGGTGGATTAATAATATCATAACCAGATCCAGAAGAAGTTGGGATGATCTTTTGGATTGGGCCATAATAAACATTATCTTTAGACTTGTAATTTAAGAGTTCAACTCCATTAATAAAAATTCCAATTAATCCGGGTTCAGTTTCATATACATTTCCATCATTCTCTGGAACTGAAATTCTTCTAATTAACTTTTGAGATTCTAAAGTTTGACTTGTTAGATCTGTGTAAGTAAATTCTGAGAGTTCAAATTTAACATTTGTTACTGTGGTTGATGCTATCGAAACAAAATTATCAGTAAAAATATTGTTTCTACTTCTTGATAGTTTTACTTCAGTGTCACTAATCTTTTTGATGAAGTATATTCCAGTAGAAATTCCCAAATTATTATTTGGAGTTGGTCGATAAACAATAGAATCTCCGGTATATAAACCATGATTACCTATTTGTAAAATAGTTCCTTTTGTTGCATCAGTTTCATCTTCTGGAGTAAATGTACCACTAAAAGTTATTGAACGATCTCTTATATCTAATGGACTATCTTGATATGAAGGTAGCGATGGAGAAGCTACATATAAACTAGAATCTTCTTTAGAATAATAAATATTTTGAATATTCGATGTATATTTGTTTACTTCTGGGTAGTTTGGAGAATTAACCTTTAATAAATTTTTTCTTACAGTATAAGAAAGACTTTCATTTAATAAAGATTGCTCTGAACCAAACTGAACAATGAATGATCTTGAATTTTCAAATGAAGTAACTGATCCAGTTTGTTCGACTCCGCTTGAAGGAATAAGAGTTACCGAATCTCCAACTTTTATTAGATGATCATCAACTGTGTTAATTGCATAAGAACCATCTGAAGTATCTAAAAGTTCAACAGATTTGACTTCGTATTTTGTTGAAAGATTGAAAAACCAATCATTTGATTTATAATCCTTTAAATCTATTCCTAATGTTTTAATTTTTATAGTATCTCCTTTAGAATAGAATCTTGTATTATTTGGTATATTCAATTCGGAGAGAACACCAAGAATTCTTACTTTTATTCTTTCTGTTGTATCAGCATTTTGATCTCTGTAATCACCATATGCAAAAGCATTATATTTCATTTCCGTTTTTAATGGAATATCCTGATCGATTCCAGAACAATTTAAAAACTGATTTAGTGTCTTAGATCTATAATTAATCTTTAAAGTTGTTCCATTTTCCAAATTAACAACTAAATTTCCACTACTAGGAAATGAAACTGTAGAATCAACATCGAGAGTATTTGATCCAGATATTGCAGAAGTAACTAATCTAGTCTTTGGATGAATAGAAAATTTACCATAAACAGTACCACTGGGTAAAATATCTTTATTATAATCAGCATCTAAACTTATTACATAATAATCTTTTTGATTTCTTCTGATTTTTTCTATTTTTGTTATGGTTCCTTGTGCACTATTTAAAAATCCATCTCCATCTTGTTTAAAAGTTAAATTAACAAGATTTTCTGGATTTCCCTCTATTTTTTCTACAACTAGATCAGAAGTAATTCTATATTGTGCATTGGATGGTTCTATTAAGTAATCTCTTGGTCTAATTATTTCCACATTTTTCCCATACAAGGCACCAAAAAGAATCTTAAAAGAATTATCAGTTCCTTTTGATGAATAAAAATCAATAGTTTGTTTAATAAAAAGTCTTTGGTTCAAATCCGAATATAACTTTCTATCTTCAAAACCAGGAGTTACTTGTTTCTTTACTTTATATAAAAATTGCTTGAGAAAAAGAATACTTAAATTTATAACTTTTGTTGGATTCCCATCTGAATCTAATGCATAGTGCTGCTGAGACTCAGAATCAACAAATGAAAGTTCATCATTGGAATAATATGTAGTAATTCCACTAAAACCACGAACACATCCCTCAAATGAAGTAGATGTTTTTGAAGTATATGTTATGATTTCAGAATCAATTAGAAGAAGACCATATGATTCTGGAAATCCCGCAGTGGATTTTACTGAAATGCTAGAATCAAAAAAAGTTATATCCGAAGTCAGTGTAGTAGAATCTATTAAGTTTGTTAGGTTATCAACGTTGATATATTGATCAATATTCTGAAGTATATCACTTACTCCACCTTGACTTTCCAGTGAAGTGTAATATTGTGTTAAAAATTCAGAAGCGAGAGGAAACTCTTCTATTACATATTGAGGGAATTGATTTTCAACAATTGAACTAACTTTGATTCTGGTTTCTTTCATTTGATTATATTCTTACGAGATCTCCGTTGTTATAACTTGATGTAAATTTATATGTGGAACCAGAAATATCTGCTCCAGAAGAAATTTCATCAGATAACATATTTAATGTACTATTATTAATATCTAGTTGCAAATATAAATCCTGCAATCCGATCACATCATTTGATTTTGGAATTGCTGAAATCTGAATAATTGGTTGTGCAAATGAAGTTTTAGTTGTAGAAGTTATGTTTACCGGATATAAAATAATCTCTCCTTTTGCGTAATTAATTTTTCCTGCATCTTTTTTAATAATTACAGGATTTGTTGGGGATTGGAGTCTAAAGAATGATATTGTTCCGGTGATGCCATCTGAATTTGGAAAATCTGCAAGATACAATGTTCCAGTTGTCCCCGCAATAGTAAATCCAGAAGATTTGATATTATATCCATTTGATTTTTGAATAAAAAATTCATTACCAAAACATATTTCATAATCAGCAAACTTACTTGTTTCTGCTCTTAAATCTCTTCTGATTTTAATTTTTGTAATGTTAGAAGTTATAGAATTATCAGAATCGTCAATTATTTTCAAAAATTTACTATATTTAAAGCGAGCGCCATATCTATTCAATTCACTAGAGTCTGCATATCTCTGTATATTATTAAGAATAGTCGTTTTAATTTGATTTGGATCTAGAATATTATTTGAATTATAGTAGGCAACAGTATCTGATTCTACATAGAGATATTTAAGGTCAATAATTTCAGGAACTATTCCAGCGACGGAGTATCTCCTCAAAGAATTTCTAATATTATCTTTAACTTGGTTTGATACAAATGGACCATTAACTGGTTTAATACTAATAAAAACTCTTCCATATTTTGGTGGACTTAAATCTTCTCCACCAAAAACAGAAATTGATTCTGCTTCAGGATAAATTGTAGGAATAATTGTTTCGTAGTCAGTAGCCGTTACTGCACGATTTTGTGAAGAATATTTTCTGGGAGCATATTTCTTAATAGACTCTACTGATTCAATTTCTCTTCCATTTTGAGATGGAGAATTTGTTGTGATTAGTGAAATGCCAGTAGTGACAACACGATTATTATTATCTACGATTCTTCCATTAAAATTAAATGCTGATACTCCATTTGCATCCTCTCCATTGGTTATAATGTAAGAAACTTCTATAAAGTTTTGATTGTCTAGTTTTTTTCCAAAAATACCATCACCAAAAATTAATTCATATCTTTGATCTTCTATTTCCTGAATGAAAAAGACTCTTGATTCTGAATCAATATCAAAAAGATTTTTTGATATTTTAAAAGTTTTTCTAATTGTACTTTGTTGATTATTTCTAACACTTACTTGAATTGAGTCAATATCAATATTAGTATTATCTAAAATAAAACGTTGATTTGGATTATTTGAGTCTACCGTAAATGTATTAACTACAAAAGCGCCTTCATAAACATTTATATTTTCAAATAATGCAATATTATTTACAACTGGAACAGTAATATCTTGAGGAATCGTGAAAGTATAATTTTGATTTCCAAATACTGCAGAAGTTGTGCAAATAATACCCTTTTTAAGAGTCAAAGTAATTGGATTTGTAGTAAATCCTGCAGTATCGACAAAGAATGTTATATTTGACTTTGCTGCTGAACGAGAACGTGGAACATAACCAATATTTCTTGCAAGAGAAACAACATTTTCTCTTAGTGTTGCACTATCAATAAAAACCTCATTACTCACCATATTTGCATTATATGATGAGATATAGGTATTATACGCTAAAACATCTATTATAGTAGAAAGATTCGATCCTTCAAAATCATAATCAGTAAAATTCGAATTCGCTCTAAGATAATCACGAATTGAGAATTTAATTTGATCGAAATCTAAATTAGTAAAATTTACTAGTGACATTTATCGTGTTGGATGAAGTGCAAATGATAATTGTTGTGGAAGAACGTCGATTCCAACAATACGGTAGTTAATCGTCACATAAAAATCATTATCATCAAAATTCGGTACGACAGTTACCTCAATTAATTCTACTCTAGGTTCATAATTTAAAATTGTATTTTCAATTTCATCCTTTATGATGGATGCAGAAATATCATCAATATTTTCAAAAAGAGCACGACTTATCCCTGATCCTAGATTTTCATTAAAAAATCTTTCTCCAGGATAGGTAAGTACTAAATTCCTTATAGAACGAGCAATTGCGGTTTCATTTTTAAGAACAATTAAATCATAATTAATAGGATTTACTTGAAAAGACATACTTATATCTTTAAATCCTTTACTTACCCGTTCTACAGGCATAAAAAAATATAAAAACTGTATTATTTATTCGGTTTTTTTGGATTCGTAAAGAGGTTCTGTTCCATATTCCCAATCATCATAATCCTCATCATTGCGAATTTTGGAATGAATTTCATTTTGAATTTTAAAATCATGTTTTTTTGGTGTTAGATCATCATTTGAGATCTCACGAAGCATTTTTTGTCTCAAAATTTTCTCTTCCCAACCATATTCTGAGGACAAATATTGTGTACCCCATTCATTTTTCATAAAATCTTCGTTTTTATCAACTTTTTTAGTCATTTTTTTCTCCTGATTTATAAAATCAGAACTTTTTACGGGGTTTCTATCCCGTTTTGACTATATCATAGTCATTTTGAAGAATTTCTTTAAGATACTCATCATCCCATAGGTCATAATATAAAGTTTTTGCTAAATTTTCACGAAATTTACGTAATTTTTCAGTTGGTTGCGCTAAAATTAAATTGTACTTACCATTATTTGTTTGAATTCCATTGATATAGGTATCATAAGATCCACAATCTTCAAAAAATTTCCATTTTTCATATTTTTGATTATAAAAATCAACCCAAAATTGAACGGAACTCAAATCAAAATAGTCTTCAACTATAAAAATGATAACCTGATACCCATCTATTGGATTAATGTCCTCAACGGAGCACTCTACAATCTTAAATTTTGCATTTGATGCAAAAGGACAGATTGCAAATCCATTCAATTCTTTTCTTAGTTTTGATACTTCCTTAATCCAATTTAAAATGTGAAGTTCTTTTTCTGAAAACATAAAAAAAGAGTGCTTATTGTATTTAAGCACTCTGAAAATTATTTACCTTGACCTCTATATTTTTTCTTACGTCCATTGCGAGAAGTTGCACTCAGTAATGTGCGAGGAGAACGTCCTTGCCGAGTCTTCTTAGGCGCTCCGGGTTCAAAGAGAGTCTTATTGCCACCACCTTTTGCCATAAATTACCTCCATTAAATTACGCGAGTTTTCTCATGTCCTACTCTGATACGAGGATCGCACCAGATCTCAAATCCTGCCTCTTTTGCATCAAGACAGAAAGAAACGTCTTCACCACACATATCTTGAACTGCACCAGACTCAAAGACTTGCATCTTCGGAGCAAACCAAGGGTATTCAAGATTCTCAAAGACTCCCTTCTTAATCAGAACCCAACCAAAACCAGTGTAGTCTACTGTGAAAGGCTTTCTACGCTTGGAAATTGATTCCACGGTTTCATGATTCATCACACCACCGTTCTTGCGGAAATCATCTTCCTCCAACCAGTGTGCGACAGATGTTGTGTGACCATCTTCGGTAGCATACCATCCAGCAACAACTTCTTTTTCTTCTCCATCTTCCGAAAGAGCAACATCACAGAGTTGCCAGAATTTGTTAGAATCAAAAACAATATCACTATCAATCCAGAGTTGATAATCATATTGTAGTTTACCATCCCAAGGAACTTGTTTTGGTCCTCTAAGTACATTTGCGCCGAGAACCTTACATCTTGCAAAGTTAACCATCGAGGAGTAATCCTGAGAAATCTGAATACTCATACCGTTTTGAACCATATCAAAACAGAGTTGTACAAATGCTTTGAGGAAAATAAAAGAGCATCCACGCCCAGGAAGGCAGAAGATAATTGATTTTCCCCTCATTCTTTCTTTAATCGCATCATAGTCCCACTCAGGTCCTGAGACTTTTGGTGCTGTTGCTTTAACTGTAAATCCTTTTGCCATAAGTTAAAATAACCTTCAGATCAATTTTATCGTCCTATTTAGTATTTGTCAATATGATGCATTTTGTACTATGTGTTTATTGACAGTCACTTCTTCATACTTCAAATCTTCTTTTGAAATATTCGCACCTAACAAATCAACCATTCTGTGTAACATCTCCCAGATTTCAGAGAATTTACTCTCTGGGAGACTGTGATAGATGCACCGATCCTTTGCGTATATGTGATATAATTTTTCGTAATTTTCCATAAAATTTTTCCGGATTTTTTATCTGGTCACCGCATTATATATCATCACTAGCTGCGTTTATCTGGGCGCGACTTACCGTTCTTATGAATCCATCTTGTGAACGTTTTTTACCTCCGGAAATTTTTTATGAGATTGATATTTATCGGTCGATTTGTCACCTCTGTAGGTTAGGGTAGTGATCGATTTTTATATATCGGGACAACGCCGCGCGACGCTATAACAAATCGGCGCGATTTAACTGCTCTACGACTGTCCTCACGATCATAACATAAGGGCGCTCCAGTGTCAACCAGAGCACCCACAGTTAGTATCAGAAATCAATCACATCTGCAGTGGGTTCGCTACCATAACCCTCCGAAACATCGTCAGAGGTGAGTGCATCAAGAATGGAAAGAATCTCAGTGCCAGTGTTACCTTGTGCCAGCAGGGAAACAAGAACTTGCTTGGTCATAATGAAGAAGAAAAGTGTAAGAAACAGTGTGTGTTGTGAGTGTCTTTAACGGTCGGAGATTTCCAACCCTTTATAGTGGCGCACTCATTCCACTTGCTATAACTTAGAAGTCGTCGAACACATCGCTATTCAGTTGGATCGCATTTACAGCAGGATCATCAAACCTTACACCGTCAAGAGTTTGTGTCATAAAATCACGGATAGATTCAACGAAGTCTTGATACGAACCGCACTCACGAGCGATATCATAAAGACCCTCATCATTGAGGATCCAGAGTGCAACATTCCAGGTCTCATAATTCTCCCAACCGTTATAGGAAACGTCAAGAGCATTGCGTTGGAAAGTGGTAGTCATTTGGAGAAGAATTTAAGTAGGTTGGTCTTATACTACTAGGACACTTTAGAGATGAGTAACTTTAATCACTCACACATCGATCAGACTTGGGTAACGAAGTTGGTACCACTGGAGCGATTTGTGCGGCAACGATTTCCCTTCGTTTGTGTCATCACCAGATCAGACTTACGGGGTTTCGCAGATGCTAACCGTGTGACCTTAACCTTACCCTGAACCTCAGCAATCATCAGATCCAGAGTAGACATTGAAGCGAACTCAGTGAGTGTCATTTTGAGAAGGATTGAAGGGAGTTTGTGTTACTTATCAGTCGCGGGGAGATGTAGACCAAGGAGCATAAAATCCTTCAATCTCACCAAACGTTTGCTCCAGATACTTCTCTTCATTTGAGAGAGTTTTGGTCACAAATTCGTCGTTCAAATAGTATTGAAACTCAGTGTACCATGACTTGATACGATTACCCTGAGCGTCCCACGATTGACGCCACAGAGTGTTAGGAAAGCACTGATAGACGTTACCAGTGAAGGGGGAAGTGTAGGAGGAGGTGTTTCTCATACTACTAGGACACTTTCAAGGTGAGTAACGTTAATTGTCGAACACTAGTGCTACTCTACTGTCTGCAGACGTTCTATAAACTCATCCAGATAGTCTGTCGGATCGTGACCTAACTCTGCGATACGATTTAACTCATTTAAGATAGCACTCATTTGCTTCACATAAGGTACGCGCATTCTCTCTGTCGTACCCAGAAAAGTGTAATTCTTCGGTCTCCCGCCAGCACAATTCTTGGGACGAAACCTAGCATCTTTCCTACTCTTTTCGATGTGGCATTTGTTACATAAAAGTTGGCACTTTGATAACTCTTCCTCCAAAACTTCCTTGGGTTTGTGATACCCTGCGGAAATGTTGAATGACTTTGTGGAGGGGTCAATATGGTCGAACTCTAATGTTTCAGTGCAACCGCATTCTACACACTTTCCACCCAGTTTTTCGATGAGGATTTCTCTAAAATAGTTCATAGGTATTTTGTCCTTTAATACCTTTTTATTTATAGTGTTTTTGATGTATTAAGGGACAAAACTAAAAGTGCGTTTCTTACCACTTAGAGGGACAATCGAGGTCCTCAACGTATGCTTCACACTTCTCAGATGGCTCAAGTTCGAATAACTTCTCCCAGTCTATTTGGTGTGGATCGAAGTCTGCTAGAACGTTCATTTCCAGAGTGATCCTATAACGCTGCTTCTGTGCTTGATGATACGCAACCGACATAAGTACGCTCCTTTGAGTTATGGAATCATTCTATAATGTCTTGGAGTAGGTGTCAAGTACCTGGGGAGTATTTATGTGGGTTCCGGGGGACTCTGGGAGGGTCTTGTGAGGATTTTGTGACCTTGGGGGTTGACGGATTGCGTTCCTTATGTTATGCTGTCTTAGATGACTACAAGATCACACATTTATTAAAGATACCACGATCAATATAACAATCTCATACACCTTTTATTTTACATTATTTTTTCCATCAGTTAGTATAGCAAACCATCATCAAAAAGGTGCTATTTATACATATTATTAGAACGTCTTATCAGTAATGAACCAAGGAATAATCTATGCCATTTTCAATAAAGAAACTGGCAAATATTACATAGGTCAAACTATACACGAACTGAACAAAAAGTGGAAGGAACATCTATATGAAGCGCGGAGAATGAATGATGCTCCACTATACAGATCTCTACGCAAATATGGAGAAGATAAGTTTAAGATTAGGGTGATAGAAGAGTGCTCTGCGGATATACTTGACGACAGAGAAACTTACTGGATAAATGAATACAACTCTTACATCAATGGATATAATCAAACTTCAGGATCTGGCGGTCAGTATAGAGTAAGCATTACAATGAGTGGGGTTGAGAAGACACCAGAACACATTGAAAATATAAGAAAATCAATAAAAAGAAACGGCGTTGGTTTTAAGATAAGAGGTGACGGTAAGCATAGTTGTGTCAAAGTAAAAACGATAAATGTTGATACTCTGGAAGAAAAGTTTTACGATAGTTTAACTGAATGTGCGAAAGCATTAAATATCACAAATGGAAACCTTTGTCGTTATATCAAACACGGATGGAAAGTTAAAGGTCACAGAATAATCAAGTTAGAGAATAAAAAGAAAAGTCACGCAATCTATGGCGTAGATAAGATTACAAATCAAGTCAAATATACGTTCTCAAGTGTAAGAGAAGCAGGGAGAGTTTTAGGAACTGGTGGAGCAAGTGGATGTGATAAATCACTCAAACATCCACACAAATACACTTGGAAAGGTTGTTATTGGTTCTATCAATAAACATAAAAAAAGAGCGCGGTTACCAATCGCGCTCGTGTTCACCCAACCACCTTTTTATTGGAATTATCTATACTCTACGGAAGTCACTTTTGATTGTAGATGAGGCAAACTCCCTTCCTCTTTGTATGAAATTAGTTAAACCAGTATGCTAAATCTGCGAGTTCTGATGCAATCTCTTCTAGATTATCTTCGGTGAGTTTGCTGATGAGTTGTTGTTTGAGATTAGCGTCCATGATTATCATTTAAGTTCAGTTGAGTTTGATACCATTGTTGAAAGGAACATCACCGTTGGATGTTGATACAAACCACTGAAAGTTCTTTTGATAAACAGACTCACCAGTTCCGTGCTCTGAGAGAATAGCATTAAGACGCGATTTGGTGGTATTTGATTTTACTCCACCATCAAAGATTTCCAACCAAGTATCACCTACCATTGCAATCAGATTGCTATACAGATAGACGAAACTTACACCTTCAATGTTAATGACTTGAGTGTTTGCGGATTTCCAATCAGTTTCGGTGCTGATTGCGCGGTTCATTTGTGCTTCGATCTTACGCATTGTGGTTTGGGGTAAGTGGTGATACTACTAGGACACTTTGAAGGTGAGTAACTTTAATCAGGCAGGTCAGAGATTGGATTCCATGATCACATCACGAACTTCCATCTTGAAGTAATCATAACCCAGCTTCTCCAGCAGATAGATCGTGTAAGCATCTGCAGTGGATTTACAATCAAACAGTTTCAGGGAGTTGAAGTCTTCACCTTCATACTTATATCCACCAATTACAGCATAGACTTTCATATTGATTTGATCGGGAGTGAGAGTCATTTCAGTTCAGAAATTAAGTGATTTAATGTTGAGAAAAACCATCTGAAGAGGTTCACCGTTCACATGAAAGAACACATAGTTAGGGTGAACTTCAATGTCACCATCTACAGTGGAGAGGTCAACATAATCATGCCCATCATTGTCTGAAATGTAGGGATTGTCGTCTGTATCATACCCTACAAAATAGAGGATATCATTGACACTTACAGCATAGGAATCTGCCAGAAGATTGTGAAATTGATTGAGAGTGATAGTAGTGTGAGTCATTTGTGTTACAGTTTGTGAGGGAAATCAGATACGAAATGCACCGAGAGAGTTAAACTTAGTCCAGATGTTTTTCTCTGCGATACGCTTACCGTCAATCTGGAAAGTATAACGGAGTTGTCCTTTTACAGTCTTGGAAACTTTACACGTGAGGCAAATCTCACCGTCACGCTTACCATTCCAATCATACTTTGGAAAGTAGTGATTACAAACTCCATCGAAACGGCAATCAACAACACTGTTACGTTGTTGATAGTTTTCAAGTGCAAGTTGCTCAGTGAGAGCAATGCTGTCGAAGAGGTCGTGTGTGTTCATACTACTAGAACACTTTGAAGGTGAGTAACTTTAATCAGTAGTAAGTTCGAAACACATAACCATTCACAAATGTGAAATCATAGCGTAGATTTTGCTCAAAAGTTTCTTGCCAATCAATCACAACAAATGAAGGAATATCGTACTGTTCAGATGTATATTCCTCTGCAAACTCTGCTTCTGAACGATACTCTCCAACGTATGCGTTCTCTGCGTTCTCTACATCAGAAAGACCAAACTCTTCAACGAACGCATCAACAACATCATAACCAAGATTCTCACCTTGCGTCACATATTCTTCGTAATAGTTAAGAAAATCCTCTTCAGAGTTTGCATCAATGAACTCTAGAATATCCTCCAGAGCATAGTTATCCTCCACGAACTCATCAATCTTATTGACAATTTCTTCGTTGAAGATTTCTTTATAGTTGTTAGTGAGAGTGACAGGCATTTGTGTTAAGAATTGTGGTTTGAGTTTGTGACTTTAATATCTTGGAAAATCACATTCCGTTGATAAAGTCAGCGAGTGCTTTTTTGTATTCAGTTTCGGTAGCAAATGTGCGACCGTGAATGGTACGCGGATAGGTTACGTTTGTTTCACCAACTGCAGCAACATTGCGGCAGTCTTGCTCATCGTAACCCATTTCAATGAGGTTTTGAACGTAGGGATTGTAATGTGTCATACTACTAGGACACTTTGAAGGTGAGTAACTTTAATTCATTGAAACTTTCTCTCTTAAACTTACATCAATGCCTCTTCTTCATCTATATTTTTCTTGAGGAAAATGATACGTTTTCTATCTTTTGGAACAGGACAACTCCTGTTCTGTTTGCAATATGCTCTCCTACCTTCTCCCTTTCCAATGTAATAGGGAGTTCCATCTTCACGCAGATATGCGTAAGTGTAAAACTTGTTATTCATTCTACTTTATGTGCCGCATCAGTATTTATGCAAGAAAGGGGGCATTTCTGCCCCCAATCTCTTTGCTTAGTTGCGACACATAAGCACTATTATTTATTCAATCAACCTCAACCCATTCTTCTCCATTATACACAACATCTGTACCAAAAACATCTGTGAACTCCAGCAAATAGTAATCTACAGATACACCTTTGATTGCAGCATCTTGAAGAGTTTGGTGATACTGTTCAGAGGTGAGAATGAAGAAATCAGTTTCAATCATTGAGGTGAAATAATATCAGCAGCAGTGTGCAATGTGTTGGATGTTACGTTGCGAACTGCTGGTGAAAGTAGAAACGCAACGGTGAAAATCAGGAGAATTGTTTTCACTTTACACGGTGATTTGAGTGTTAAACTTCTGCGGATCATTTGCAGAAATTAGGATCAATGTTACAGAATTGTTCTGCGCGTTGTTCTTGATACTCATTCACGGTTGCGATAGCATTAGCACCGAACTGAATACCAACGAAAAGTGTAGCGAAGAGAAGAACAATTCTCATTTCAGAATGTAACGATAATCAATGGATTTGATGCACCAACCTGTTGCACAGGTAATCTCTTCAACTAGATCATCCTCATCATCTGCTTCCCAGATTTGACCAATGGTTTCATCAATGATTTGTTCTTGTTTGGATGGTTGAAGTTCATACTCACCATCATCAGTGGTGAAATCAAACTTGATTTCAGTAACTTGGAACAGCATAATCAGTCAACGATAGAGTAGTTTGCAACCCAGGAAGGAATACCGCTCAGTGATAAAGAACTGTTGCGGGCATCGCAATAATCTTGGGCATCATCTTCAGAGTAAAAAGGTCCAATGTATTCTGGAGAATCAAGAGATTCAGACCAGAAACGAACGGTGAAAGTGTTAGTCATACTACTAGAACACTTTGGAGGTGAGTAACTTTAATTAGTTGAACTTTGCGTTCACTCCAACTACCTTACAAGTTGGGTTCCTTACGAGTGCAGTTTCACGCGCATCTTTGGGTGAGTTAGCATACACTTCCTCAGTGAAGACTTTGCCGCCTTGATAGAGTTTAACTTCGAATTTCATACAGAAGGAATAACAGAGATTTCTTTAATGTTGAGACCGCAGAGTTGATTATAGACGCGATTGAGTATCAGTTTGTCCGCAGTCTTTGCATCGGATTTCTCATACCAAACGGTCACACATCCATCGTTAGTTTCAACCATCACGCGATAGTTTTTCATCAGTCAAGACACACAAAGTTGTAATCAATAATGTCTTCACCTTCATCAAGATTTAGACATTCAGCAATAGCATCAGGGATAAACTTGCGAGGATGACTATTCTCATCAATCACAATCTCAAGTTTAACAACCCAAGTTTTGGTAGTCATAATCAATAAGTTTCTTTCTGGTTTTGTCGGCGTTGAGAGTCTTCATCCTCCTTAAATGGTTTATACTCAGGATGAGCATTTTCCCATTTAATCAGTTCATCAATCCAGGAAGAGTTGGAGTTGGTTTTTTTCATAATCAGGCAGGAAGTGTGCAGAAAGTTCCACACCAACCGCGAACCCATTGTAGAGTTTCAGCGTAGGAAGTGCGAGGGTTGGACATCTCCATCGTCTTACCATTGCGGGGATTGTGTGCAACGGCGACGTAGGAATAACCTTTGTACTCATCACCAGACTGCTCAATCCACATCTGGTTGACTTTGCCTTCCTTCCAATCGGTGTGGTAGGAGTAGATTTCGGAAACGATTGTTTTGCTCATACTACTAGGACACTTTGGAGGTGAGTAACTTTAATTGCTTGTCACCAAGTTCCTCTTTGGACGTGGATTTTGCGAATCTCCGAATAAATGAAGCGACGCAGTTTATCATCTGTGCTATTGTCAAAAGCAAAGTACAGACGATTAAGATACTCATCTTGTGTAGCACATTTGATACTCTCTTTGGTGCTCATTCCAATGTCGTTGAGTGTAGAACCTACAGAAACTTTGTTGCGGCCGAAGTTGCCCGAAACCCTACCTTGTGTGCGAAGTTTAGGTTTAATCTTAGAGAGATTTGAGTAGGTCATTCTTCCTCAGTCACAGCATCAAAAAAGAACTCATAAGTTGCAGAACCATTTACACTTTGTTTTGTACTCTTGAACCATTCAACAGGACATTCTTTCAACCATTCATTAAAATCTATGTGTTGACTTGTGAGATTTGGTACAGTCATTTCATTTGGTAGAGAGATTGTTGATAATACGACGGGCAAACTTCATAAAATCATAGGAAGTTACACCGTCATTATCATAACCATCCAGCATATCTGTTTGGTTGTAAGTATTCACAATCAGCAAACAAGCATCATAAAGTGCTGCCTGATGTTCCTCTTCAGAGTGAAAAGAAATTGCGTTGTAGTTAGGAAGGGTCATTTCAGTTTCAGTTTGAGTGATTGAAGAGATTGCTTGCGGGATTTGATTTTACCCTTACACATACCCTTGGTTCGTTTACACTTACCAGAGTTGTGTTTCCAGTTTGGAGTGTTCATACTATAGGGACACTTTCAGCGTCCCCCCTTTCAATCAACGAGCGTACAAATAACCACCAGACCAGTCAGCATTTGCCAGCAACCATTCACGATCTTTAATCAATCGCAGGTCATAACGAACACCTTTCGCAGGTGCTTTCCATGATGCAGACTTATACACTTCACCAGTCTTTTTGTCAATGAAGCAATGCACACTCCGCGATCCATTAGCGTTCATAATAACTTTGTGATACTTTCTACCAGTCTCAGGGTAGAACTCATAATCACAAATACCCTTGCGAAGTTTATCAATGCAAGCGATGTGATAGTGAGCATTATCACCTTTCTCAACAGAATGTTTGTGAGAACGGATAGAATAATCAATAAAGTTCTGTCGAAGTGCCTCACACAGAGCGTAAGTGTGACCCAGAACTGCAGTTGCAATATCTTGCCGTGCTTCAGCAGCGGCAGAGTATTCAACGAAGGTAGTTGTAGTCATTTCAGTTGTGCTCATACTACTAGGACACTTTGGAGGTGAGTAACTTTAATTCACCAAGTTTTGGCAAGATAAATACTTTGCCTGGTTTGTGTGGTAACTTCTCAGGTAGGGGAGATTTTAGGATTTCCCCTCATAAATAATAAAACCACACAAACAGAGCAGATGAAAGAACATCCTACCCATAAGGGTTACTTTATCACGAAAGATGGTAAGATTTTTAGTGCCTGGCAAAGAAAAGCAAATCCAGGATTTGGTAATAGTTTTTACTATGTAATAGATACAAATAAGATGAGAGAACTGAAATCTTGGGACAATAAAAAGGGGTACTTAATCCTTAACTTAAAAGGTTCTAAAAAGAACTGGAAAGTCCATAGATTAGTTGCAGAAACTTATTTGCCTAATCCATATAATCTACCACAAATCAATCATAAAAATAAAAATACAAAAGATAATAGTATTTCCAATCTAGAATGGTGTACGGCATCATATAACGCAATACATAGAGATTACTTTTCTATACTTTCTGAAAGCGTCCAGAGTTAAAGTTAGCGTGGGAAAAAACTTCTCTATTCACCAACTTATAGCAACCAAACTTGTTAGATAAGCAGTAACCTTCTGCATCAATACGATTGTATCCGATATAAGCAGCAGGACCATCATTACGACAAAGAAACAGGCAATCGTCTTTGATAGACTTCACAAGAGACCACAAACGAATGAGGTTAGGGTCACAATCAAAGTCATTCACATTATCTACAGTAATCTGCTCACCTGCACGAATAAAATCATTCAGTTTCTTGGTAATCTTTGCTGCTTCTTTGTTAGAAACAAACTCACACATCGTAGACATTTGACGCGCAAATGCACAAACTTCTTTTACATCAGCGAAGTATTCTTGCTGATGGACGATATAAGCATCAGGTTTCACAAACTTGCAGTAAGGTGTATCGGTGATACTAAACTTCATCGGATACGCTACTGCATCACGCAAATCATTCTCTGCGATGTAGACAGTATGAGGAGCAAGAATAATCTCCTCAGTAACTACATCAGGAAACTTGTAAGTGATAGTATTTGGTTTGTACTCATCACTACCACCAAACCCGATAAAGTCTGCTTGAATGATAGCATTTACACGCGGCAGATAGTCAAAGCAAGCGTGAAGAATGTTTGCTACATTACCTTCGTGATTTGCGTCAATATCCTGATGCGATTCGTTGATTTTGATTTTAACTTTATTGAAGACACTTTTGGTCCCCACGAAGAAGTTACCAGTCGCAGGATTAATACCAAAAACTACTGCAGGAGCACCATCAATCTTGACAGACAGATTGCCAGGAGTTACAAACCAATCCAGCACAGACAAATCGCCCGTGAGAATAGAATCTTCAGGATGTTGCAGGTGAGTGTTCTTCATACTACTAGGACACTTTGAAGGTGAGTAACTTTAACTCATTGCAGAAATGAGAGGATTGTTGATACGATCTTGTGCAATCTTAAAATACTCCTCATCCATTTCAATACCCACAAAGTTTCTATTAGTGTTCACACACGCTACACCAGTTGTGCCTGATCCCATCGTATTGTCTAGTACAGTATCACCTTCGTTAGTGTATGTTTTAATTAGATACTCCATCAAATCAACAGGTTTTTGTGTAGGATGCAGACCCTTTTCTTGCTTGAATCGCAATACTGTCTTAGGGTATCTTGATCCATCAGGATTATCCCGATGCTTGCTCTTTGCACTACCATAAACCTCACCAATCTTACTGGTTTCGGATGAGAAACCACTGTAAGGTGTAGAGTACCACATTTGAGGATTGTATGTAGGTTTCTTTCTATAAAAGACCAGTATGTTTTCGTGTGACTTGAGAGGCATTACTTTTGAGTTCATAGGATTAGTCCCCTGAGGTTTTTCCCAGATCCATTCATAACGAAAGTTCTCAAGATTTGATGCTGCAAGTATAGTTGTGAATGGTTGTGCTGCAGTGAATACCATTGCACCATCTTCTTTACAGATTCTATTGTATTGCTCCCACAGTTTATCCAGAGGAATGATAGAATCCCATTTACACGCTGTTGTACCGTATGGCAAATCTA